AACGCCATGTCTAACAATACCAAAGGACAAGTCATTGTTCCTACTGGTGGGGGTAAGACTATGTGTATGATTGAAGATGTCAAAAAACTATTCAGACAGGATACTCTACCTAAGACAGTTGTAGTTGTTGCTCCTCGTATTCTACTTGCTAATCAATTATCATCTGAGTTTCTAGAACAGAATCTTGATGGACATTACAATCAAGGTGTCGAGGTTATTCACGTTCATAGTGGAGAGACACATCATAAGAGTACAACTAAGACAGATCAACTTGAGTATTGGTATCACAACAGCACAGATCATATACTAATCTTTACTACATATCATTCATTACATAAGATACAAGAGTCACTTGATATTGAAGTTGATACTATCTATTTTGATGAGGCACATAATTCAGTTCAGAAAAACTTTTTCCCTGCTACTGAACATTTCTCTCATCTTGCTAAAAGATGTTATTTCTTTACTGCTACACCAAAGCATAGTCGCTCTCCTGTCAAGGCGGGTATGAATTGGCCAGAGTATGGTCAAGTGATATGTCAAGTGCCTGCTCCACAATTAGTTAAGGAAGGTTACATTTTACCACCTAAAGTTGAAGTTTATCAATCAAGAATACTACATAAAGATGAGTTAGTTGCTGAGCGTGATTGCGAACAGATGATTGACTCTATTGATAATATATGTAAGAATAAGGTATTGATATGTGCTAAGTCAACTAAACAAATCATTGCTCTATTATCTCAAACAGATTTCATTCAAGAGTTAGCAGATCGTGGTTATTCATGGTTGACGATCACATCTAAAACTGGCGCCATTGTAGATGGCGAGAAGGTTGATAGAGAAGAGTTCTTTAATACTCTTAATGCTTGGGGTAAGGATACAACTAAAAAGTTTGTAGTATTACATCATAGTATTCTATCTGAGGGTATTAATGTCAATGGATTAGAGGCAGTTCTATTTCTAAGAAGTATGGACTACATAGGTATAAGTCAAACTATTGGACGTGTGATACGTCTAGGAGACGCCACAAAGACGTTTGGTTTAGTTTGCATACCTGTCTATAGCAAAGTCGGAATTACCACTGCTCGCAAAGTCGAAGCAGTTGTTGATACTGTATTCAACAAAGGCGAACCAGCAATCTCAATAGTAAACAATTATTAAATGAAAGATCAAGCTTCAGTTGGGGAAGAAACACCAGCTATCAAATATGATAGAGCATTATCTCTATTCACAGAGTCAGTATTAAAACCTGACCACGATTTGCGTGGTTGTGCTCATAATCAAGGTTGTTATGAACAACTTATGGAAATAAGACAACACGTTTTAGATTATCTTAAAACATTAAAAGAAGTTACACATCACACAAATGCTGATGAGAGTGATGAATTAGAAACTGAGAAACTAATTGAAACTAAAAGAGTTTATACTGAGAAGGAGTATTGGGAAGGCAAAGTGCCTGATGACCAGTTTCAAGAATACTTACACAAATATGGTTATGAGTACACACCACCTGTGACAGTTGATAAACCTATACATAGGGCTCGCCATTCTGACTTAGATGCTCTATAATAATAATGGGAAACAAAACAGGCATACTGCATAGTTGAAGTAGTTGTAAGTCCTTGTTTTTGTTTCTCGCACCCTATTATACATAATCATGGACAAAGCCAAAGAAGAGTGCATTACTCAAATTGAGAACCACTACTGTCAGAGATTAACTGAATTAGTAGATTTAAAAATGTTTGATGAAGCACACGCTATCTTTGAGGAATTTTCCCTTGGCGATGATGAATCATATCAATGGTTCTTTATCAAAATTTTAGAAGATACAACAAACGAATGAAAACTGCATTGATTACTGGTGGTGCTGGATTTATAGCACATCACTTGATTGCTCGTATTCTAACTCAAACAGATTGGAATATAGTTACACTTGATAGACTTGATTATAGTGGCAATCTCAATCGTCTCAATGACATACTACAGTATGAATGTACACCTAACGAGAGAAAAAGAGTTAAGGTAGTTTGGCATGATTTAAAGGCAGAATTAAATCCACTCGTAAGGCGAGAGATTGGAAAGGTAGATTATATTTTACATCTTGCTGCTGGCTCTCATGTAGATAGAAGTATTGATTATCCAATGGAATTTGTTATGGATAATGTAGTGGGAACTTGTAATATATTAGACTTCGCCAGATCACTCGATCATTTAGAAAGATTCCTATATTTTAGTACTGACGAGGTATTTGGGCCAGCTCCTGATGGCATCAAGTATCAAGAGAATGATAGATACAATTCAACAAATCCATATAGTGCTACCAAGGCAGGCGGAGAAGAATTAGCAGTTGCCTACGAGAATACATATCAACTACCAGTTTATATAACTCACACTATGAATGTATTTGGCGAGAGACAACACCCTGAGAAGTTTATACCTATGTGTATTCGTAAGATACGAGATAATGAAAAGGTCACTATCCATAGTGACAAAACTAAGACTGTGCCTGGTTCGAGACACTATATACATGCTGATGATGTTGCAAGTGCTGTGCTGTTTCTACTTGATTACAAAGGTAAATTTGAGAAAACATGGGGCAATGCAAAATGCCCTAAGTTTAATATCGTAGGTGCTGAAGAGTTAGATAATTTAAAACTAGCAGAGATAATTGCAAAGGCACAAGATAAGAAATTGAACTACGAGTTAGTTGACTTTCATTCATCAAGGCCAGGCCATGACTTACGTTATGCACTTGATGGTAACAAGATGAGAGAGTTAGGGTGGGCGCCAGATACTACAGTTGTTGAGCGCCTACGAGATGTTACTACGTGGACATTACAAAATGATCGTTGGTTATAATCCACAAGTCAACGATTATGTAGTATGGACTACCGCCATGGGGCAAGTCCATAAAGGTTGGGTATATTTTGTTGCCAGTGAAGCAGAGCATAAAAGAGGTTGGCGAACGCCTACGAGATATATCTCTATCGAGATTGCTACAAAACCTAGAAAACAATGTGACGTGAGCACATTTCTACATAAACGTATTCATGTATGCCTATGTTGTTTCGAGCAAAATTGGAATGAATTAGAATTAATCAAAAAAAGAAAAAGTAAATATGATGACACTATAATATGGGAGGCGAACACGGCAACGTAGTGATGTGCCAGTTTTATTAGTGTCTATTAGGTGGGTGCCATTGATACTGTATGATGTATTATAGATGTATAGAGGCGCAGATCAATGATTCGCTCTTATTCTTATAAGTCCTCTAATCACTTTATTCTTTTTTATTATGCCACTCTACACATCATACAGCGAAGAGACACAAACTCAAATCGAAGAGTTTCTAGAGAATACTTTCGGTTGGGACGAAGATGAACTTGTTGCTTTTGTTGAAAGATTTGGAGAAGAAAAATTCAAATTATATTTTGAAGAGTATGCCGATATGGTAGATGATATTGGAATAGGTGTTGTTGAATCATTCTTAGATAACTTTGATATTGCTGACATATCAAGTTGCCGTGATGCCTATATGGGTTGTTATGAAAGTGGCGCTGAGTTTGCCCAACAAATAGCAGAGGATTGCGGCGATGTTCCTAGAGATATGCCAAGTTGGATAGAGATAGATTGGAAAGCAAGTTGGGATAACCTAGACTACGATTATGTAGAGTCTACTGATGGACATATCTTTAGTCAAAACTTTTAAACCACTTAAAAAAGTGGCACACTATCGGTGGATTACTTCTATCCACCGATTATAATGAAGTATATCAAACGAGGTTTCTATGAACTCAGGTACAACATCTACCAAACTCAACGATATGTTAACAGAATTTGTTGACTATGTTTATTCATTCTATGGCGATAAAAAAGAGGCATTATATCCTCTATTCAATGTCGATACAGACAAACAAGTTGATAAGTCAGACATAATATGTGCTACCTATGATTACTTACATGAAGTAAACAAGCGTAATGATGATCATTTTACTTGGGGTGATGGCGACTCACTTGATAGAGAGAGAGTGAGAGACATACTTGTTATTAAGTATGGTTATGACAAAACATTTTACGGCGGTTCAGTTCTATGGGAGGATTTCGCAAATGAAAACTAAATCAAACAGAGTTAGACATATTGTTACTCTAACCACAGGGCAGTATGACCACTTATATAATATCATGTGTAGGCAAGAAGAGATTCTTGACTACCTTAATGAGAGTGATGACTTTGACCCACAGACATTTGACAACTTATTTGATTCTATTCTTGCCGCTAAGGAGACTTATTTGCCATGAAAACAACACCAAAAGAAAAAATGATTATTAACCTTATGGAAGAGGTTATTAATATTCTATCAACTTGTAAGGACTTATCCGACCCAGAATTTTCAATGTATGAGACTATGAAACACGCTGTTGACGTTGAAGTTTACTATCCACTATACGATTGATGCCATGAAAAAATTTGTAATTCAAGAAAAATTTACAGGTTATGCTGAAGTTACTATTGAGGCGGATACTGAACAAGAGGCGATTGATTTATATAACGAGGGCAGTTATGATGATGACACTTATATACAAGATGATATGTATTATGACTTTCAATTTGATTCAATTAAGGAGGCAGATTAATGAAAACAATTACATTAACTGATGAACAATTTGATACTCTATTTGAGTATGTTGATAATAAAGTAACAACTATTGTTGATGCTTCAGTTGATTATCAAGATTCAGAAATCTTAGAAGAGTGGGAAGATTTGTTAGATGTTCATACAATATTAGGAGAAACAAAACAAGAATATGAAAGGAAATTAGAAAAGGCAAAAGCAAAGCAGCCAGATATGGAGTGGTAGGGGGGTCGATTAAACTGTTATTATAGTGAATATAGCATTATTATGAAAGTCGGAACATTATTAGAAGAATTATCAAAATTTGATTATGATGATAACTTAGTTCTTTATTT